TATGCCCCTCCATCCGAAACATGTTGTCAGTTAACCAGTTTATCCAATCTCTTCCGGTTAAATCCCACGGAGATGCAGCCCCTCCCCAAGCATTATCATCATCATCACCAAAAACGCCCCCACCGTGCTGAGTTGGGTCTACCTCAAACCTAGGAACTGACCTGTCTTCAGGAACAGTAATGCCATCCACCATATCGAACCCCTGATTGGGTCTATCAGGAAGTAGTTGGCTTATAGCCTCTTCTACTACATCAAAATTGTTGGTTACTAAGGCCATATCAGTCTGCTATTAAAGCTCCTTCAAAAGATGCACTGACTTGGTTATTGGTGGTTGAACCTGAAGCACGACATTCAATATCTGTTTTTGCACTCACTTTAAGGGGGTATTCAAAATTATTTATAAGAGGGCTGTTTTCCAATATGTTTGTTGTTCGACTTCTAAATACGCCGTTCAAGTCTCTGGTCGCAAGTTTAGCGATCACATGATTCGTAGTAGCTGACACTGCTGCCGTGAAATAGACATTATCTATGTACAAAGAATAAGCCGCAGGAACGGTATAGACGGCCATTTGGCTTTGATTTTCACCTGCAACAATAGCTGCATAGGTAGTTCCTGTAGGCACTCCACTAGACGAACCGCTGGTGGCTACGTAGATCACACCCGCTCCTGTGCCACCTGATCCTGCACTGGCTACATATACCCTGTTAATTCTCAGGTACTGTTTAGTAGTGGCTACCTGCGTTTGCCCATTAAGGTTAACAGTTTCTGAAATCTGCCCGTAGTTTGTATCCAAACCTTCTACAGTAGCTGTTCTAGCTCCTGTACCTGCTGAAGTATCATTAGCGTCTGAACTACTTAGATAAACTACAGCAGCAGAAGATGGGTAAGCGTACAAGCCTCCTTGAGTCCAAACAGTTTCTTCCCCTGTATCTACATCTGAGTTGTATCCAAATTTAGAAAGTGAAGAAGCTCCAGCCACAGCCCCCTGAGAAACTCTAAGGTTATAAGGTACTTGGGTTGCCATAAGAATACTTAATGCCCTGTCTATTCGGTTAAAGTACAACCGCAAAATATTATTAAACTGATCTGTATAGCCTTTTGCGTATGTTTGTGGCGGCTTAGGTAAAGCAGGAGCAACCACTTTTAGCTCTGGAGGGGCAGCCATTTCTACCTCCTTCCATCAGGGCGCATATCCAATCTAGGAACACCTAACTGCCACGCTACTCCTAAACCAGTAGATTCTATTTTTATGGCTAATTGTCTTCCTCTAATACGCACATAAGCTTGCCCGGTAAACTGTTCAATAGGGACGGTAGCAGTACGTGTTATTGTAGCTGAGCTATTCCCCCCTTCAGATGCGGGAGAATTGTACCCAGACCCTGAGTTTTGAAGAGCTTCCAGAGACATTGTAAGGGCAGGACTTGATGCACTTGAACCAGTAAACGTCACATCGGGTAAGATACGCTTAATAAAAGCAAACTGAGTCCCGTCTTCCAGATCAAATTCCGCAGATACTATTGACGCGGTAATAGCAGTAGTAGAAGCAGTTTCTTTATTATCCGTTCCTATCTCATGGTTAACTAGGTTATAGGTATAAGTAGCTGCCAGAGGATACGCCCGTAAACCTGAATCCAGCCACGCTGTACGCCCTAAAGTTCCGTAAAACCACAGGTTATCTACATAGTTATAGACTACGTACCTGTCATTCGTAGTTGAACCTGAAGAGCAATAGAACCACCACACTTCATTGAATCCTTCATTAGTTCCAGCACAAACTTGGGCGTATTGAGCAGTGTTGATATCACTAAAAACATACCGCCGGACATTAGAAGGAAGCGGAGATACAGTACCGTCATATGTATAAAACTTATCTCTGCCCATCCAGAAAGCCACACCTGCCGCATAAGCCGTAGCATTTTGGCCTGCAATCGAGATGTTATCGCCTAAAAGCTGTGCCCCCCATATATCAGGAGAGCCTAAATATTGAAGTGAAAATAGAGCAGAATCTGTCCATACAAGTATTTCTTGTCGGGCTTGGATAGCACTTATAATCTCTGTGCCATGAGAAAGCCTAAGACTTCCGGCCTGATTTACTGCCGCAGGAGTCCAATTAACCACACTTTCCTGATCTGACCAGCGAATTAATAACGGATCAATTAAAGGTTCCCCCAAAGCATTGGCCCCAAAAGCAAACACAAACCTATTAATATCTGATACAAATGAGTAATTGACGCTAGTAGGTAAGTCAGATGCCCCTGTTAAAGAGGAAACATACACCCCTCGTGTTGTAGTGCCTGTAGTAGCATCCCAATAAAAGAGTGGCCCACCACGATAGGCAAAGACTAAATCTTCCCCAAAATTATTCTGGCTCCATAACCGAAGTGGTTGAGTGGTCGTACCGCCAACACCCCACGTTCCACTGCCCCATGCTCCTGCCCCCCATCCAGTAAAAGGAACGGCAATAGCATTACCTGTGGTAATCTGATAAACCCCTACAACTGAAGCTCCTCCATTTCCCGTATCCGAAGCGTTCGCCGTTACCGTAGCTCCTGCCGTATCTTTAGCTGTAATAGTGTAAGTATTCTCATCAGCTACTACATCAATTTGATATTCTTGATTTAAAACTGCTGCGGTAATCAGTCCACCTAGTGATCCTGCGCCGGAATAGGTAACAAAATCCCCATTAGCGGCTCCATGAGCGGTATCAGTAACCGTAAGGGTAGAAGAACCGTTAACTGCCGCAAAAGTTACATCCCCTGCTGCGGTAGTAGAACGTATGGGTGTAACATCATAATAAGCCCCACCTCGTTCTATATAGAATTTAAGATTTGTCCCCACTCCAATTAGGTTTTGTCCTCCTATCGTTACCCAATTCCATAACGAACGACAAACCCCTAAAAAAGTCGTAGTCGAAATCCGTTCCCACCCTCCTATTTTTTCAGGAGTTCCTTGCCTAAACCGTACTTTATCGCCTTCATACCACCCTCCCTCAGTACCATAACGGGTATTCTCACGGTTTATTCCCGGCGTAAGCTCAATGTTTTTTAGGGGCATTTTTAACTACGTACCTTTGATCTGTTAAGAAGATGTGCTGCTGCAATATCTTTCTTGCTTTGTCCGTGGTATTTCACTGCATGATGGTTCTTCAAAAGTTCCGCACAAAGCCACTTTCTACCCACCTTAAAATCCCCTAAGTATCTACCGTATTTACCTTTTTCTTTGGTTCGTAATATGCATTTACTGCCCACAGGTATAAACTCAGTGACAAATTGCTTTGCGAGTAATCCGTACTTTTTTTCCTCTTTATTGCGTGTACGGGATTCGGGTGTATCAATTCCAAACAAACGAATATTAATGCCCCGACCATCGGAACCACGCAAAGTAACGCCAAATCCCAGATCAACGTCTGCATAAACTGTATCTCCGTCTACTATTTTGCGAATAATACAAGTGTACTCATACATATTGGTTAGTCTTAATCATGTCAGTCACTTCCAAACTACGGTTTTTTACTTGCTTCGCCCACAAACTGTCTAAAAACTCTGTCGCTGCTGCATCATGGTCACCTTTCTCCATATGGGCAATAGCCTTCTTGAATTTAGCAAAGCGAACCCTGCCAAGATTAAAGTGCATATTGATGATCCCGTCCCGTCTTGCACCATCTTCCAGATCGTTAAACCAAGGATATTCTGCGCTTAGCTCTTGAATTGTTCTCACAATGTCATTACTAAGCATGAAGTCGATTTCCTCAATGCTCAGTCCTATCCCTTGGTGCTGGCCATCAGGATGAATATTTCGCCCTGCGCCTATATGCCAAGTGCCGTAGGCATCTTTGTAGGCTCGCGTCTTAACACCTTCATGGCGCTTTAGCTGTTCTATGAGTTTTTCCATACCTTTAATTTCCATTGTGACTGCTTCCGAAGTAGAAACTGGCAATACCGCTGACCAAACCCCCAAGATAACCGAGAACAAGGTTGACAATGGCATCGTCATTGCTTTCAGGCGCTTGCAGCGTAACCATGAAAATGTAAGCCAAGAACCCAAGCATTGCCATAACTGCAATAACCTTCGGCGTTGGGTCTTTAGCGAACTTAGCCCTCGCGTCTTGCCTATCCTCTGTCTCAAGTCGAAACCCCTCGATATTAGCCGTTAGTTTTTTAATTTCTAATTCTGCGTCTTGCAGAATCTCGGCTTTTTCCGGTTCGTTCTCAACCACTTCTTCTATTTGTTCTATGGTTGATGTTTCGGGCATTCCCAGTTTTTTAGCGGCTAACTTTACGGCCATTCCCGCTATAGGATTACTACTAGCTACCGTCTTCACCAGCGTAGGAGCTAATGCCCCCAACAAACCTTTAAGTTTCATACAAAATCAACCATAACTTTATCAATGCCTCAAGATTCCGAATCACTTTTGTCAGTTGCATCAGCATTTTCCTCCGCAACGATCTCATCAATAGTGTCGCAAGCATCCGGTATTGCTATACCTGTAGTTACTTCTGTAGCTACACGCCCCACCGCGCGGATACCTTTGTAAATTTCAGAACAGTATAATTCTTTATTGGCGATCATATCTTCAGACACTGAACAAGAACCTAAAAATACTAGCCCCACTAATAGTAAATTACGCATTTTTCGATTTTCCCCGCGATAAAAATTTTGACAATCTCTCCTTATACCCCGGCATGAAATGGTCAGAAATAGCCTCTTTCTTGGCTTTCATAAAGTCGCGCTTTTTAAGTTCTACAGGAGGGTTAACAAAGTCATCCCCTGTGTTAGAAAAATACAAGATGCTCTGGCTCATGCTAGGGCCATAACAAAGCCTTGGAATTCGGGCTACCAAGTCACTTCCTGACACAATAGATACTTGATCCTTTAAATTCATAGGGCGTTTAAAGCCTTTGAAGAAAGTGTTGGGTTTGCCAAAAGTGATTAAAGATAATTTCTTGTGTTTCTTGTGAAGTTTTGCTGCTGACAATTCAGCAAGAGCACCACCCAAGCTATGGCCGCAAATTAAAGTATGCTTCCCTACATCTGTATGCTTTTTGATTTTTTTCCACACAGAAGCATGAGCTGCAACAAATCCTGAATGGCATAAACGCCCTGCATAGGGAATAGGAATAGCACTTAAATTAAATAGCCAATCTCGTAGCTGCTGCGTTCCTCTAAAAGCAATAATATTAAGATCAGGCTGTTTCACAATATAAACGGTAGTTGAAGTCCATTTACTCTCAATTTTTATCGCAGTAGCGTTTGTATCATTGTAGGCTCTATCAGCCCATTCACAGGCGGTTTTTAATAAGTGTGAATTAACTTTCATTTATCTGCCTTATTTTCTAGTCTTTTAAATATTGCCCCTAACATCTCTTTAATATCCCTGATGTCTTCGCGGTAATCATCCTTGGCAATGTATTTCTCAGGAACAAGCTTCATATCTTCATCCAGCCTGTCCAGCAGGACAAAAACACGATTGACCATCCAACCCCCGAAAAAAGCCACAACCACTACAGCTAGGTTAAACATTGTTTGGTAATCCATAGTTATTGGCTATCATTCAAAGGGTTATCTAACATCTGCTGTATGCGATCCTCTAACTCTTCCCTTATCTCCCGCAAATCCATATCCACTTCTCTTAACGTATCATTAACACGTTCCTCTAAAGCGTACACATCATCACGTAGCTCTCTTGTTGTTTCTGCTACCGTATCTTCTGCAATTCTAGCAATACTTTCCGACTGACGCACATCTGCCTCAATCGTGTCTATCTGATCGTTAATATTACCCAGTATACGTTCAAGCTGGTTCTCAACACCTTCAGTTTCTGCTCTTAATGACTCCTCTACCGTATCCAGTATGCGGTCTTGATCGGTAAGTCGTGCAGTTAACACCGCTAAGGCTTCGTCATACGAACTAAAATCAGGGCTAACGTACTCTGTAATTGCTGTTTCAGCATCCAGAAGCCGTTGGTAAACTTCAAATCCGCCCCACATACTGCCGCCTATAGCGCCTAGCAAGGGAACAATAAGCAGCAATTTGCTGCCTGAAAAGGTCGCTCCAGCAAATTCTATTTCAGTCTTATCATCGGTCATATTGCTGTCCTACAAGGTCTTGGTATGTCTGCGCTCCTTGCCCCTGCAAAGCCCGTACGTTGCCATCTACAGGCACGTTACCACCATATATTTCTCTATCCTGATACCATCGCTGCTGATCCACCAAATTCGTATCGTAAGCCTCTATCCCTTGTACTCTGCCCATCAGAAAAATCGTCAGGCTCTGATCGTCAAACCCACCGGAGTCCTGTATTCCTTCTAGCTGAGAGTCTTGTGCTTGCTGAATCTCAGCATCACTCATGTTTTGTACAGCATTCTCAGCCCTGCGAACCGTTTGCTGCTCTTCTACACTTGGCGGCGCAACGTCAAACTGCCCGAAATCCGGTAGTTGGTTAGACAGGAACTGTCCTATCGTTTGCCCT